ACTCGTCAGAGAAGGTCACGTTACGCTATATAGGTGTAAACCAAGATGCAATGGATAAAGCAATGACTAGGTTTAAAATCTAATCACTGCTTATTTCTTTTTAAATCTAGGGGGTATTGCAGCATTTTGGAAAAAACTCCCGCTAAGAGTATGCAAGATTTTATACAGTTCTAGTAACAAACAAGAACCCTAAAGCCGCGCTAGGATAGGAATGTATAAAAAAATGCATAGATCCATAGAACAAAAAAAAAGAAGGTTCCTTGGTGAGAGTACGGTTTCCTCCCTTTTCCTTGCTACCGATAATGAGACGTTATGTTAACTTTACATGCATGTTTATTAATCACCTGATTAGAGATATGTGATCTAAACTTAGCTTATTCGAGGTACTAAGTTTCTTAATAAGAATAGTCATTTATTGTTATGATTAAATTTATAATATCTTTTAGGGAGGAACTCAATTTGAAGAAAACATTAATTGTTGGAGCATTATGCTTATCGATCGCTGCTTTAACTGTATTTATTAATGGCGATGAAGAGACATACACTGAAGCAAACAAAAATGATATTGTTTTACACTTATATAAAGAAAAATCTAGAAATTTAGAACGATTTGAAACATTTTCTCAAAATGTAAAAGATAAAAAAAGTGACGAAATACAAATTAAAGATTATTTCATTGACGAGGAGGCAAAAGTACCGAGTTTAGAAACTGTAACTTATCAAGATGAGAAATTTACTTTTACTAGCAAGTACAAAAACTACAATAGAAAGGATATTTGTAAGAAGTTCGTTACTCCACAAGAAACACATGGTGTGGCGTATATGCTAAGAGATTGCGAACAGTCAGAAGATGGTATTATACTTCATAATACAGCGAAGGACGGTGAAGGAGTACACTCCATAAAAAATAAATCTATTGAATTTATTGAAGTTGAGGGGAATAAGACCTACATATTCGTAAAACAATTTGATGTTGGAGCATTTGTGAACGCTATCACCCATATCGGGCATACACATTCAAATACATCTAGTACACACAAGCCAAATTTCAAAGTAAATGTTCACTTTTTAAGTGGAACAACTCAAACATACTATTTGTGGATTGACAAAGAGAAATCACAAGGAATAATTATGGATTCAGAACAAACAAACCAAGGACATGAAATCGATAAAATATTTGTAGATAACATCATAAAAGCGTTAAATTAAAACGACATATTTTAATACAACAACATATAAAAGGAATTGAAATATTTAGGAATCTAATTGTCCTCGATTGAACTTATAAGATGAATAAGATGATATTAATCCACTTCCAATAACGAAAATTATGTAAATAAGCTGTCCACATGGGCAGCTTATTTTATTTTTCCGCATAGCGTAGATTATTTTGCAAAATGCTGGTGGTATCCCTATACAGTTACTCATAATTTTCGTACTGTGTAACTCAAAAGAGAAAGTTAAATGAAATCAATGATACCAAGCGATTCAGCGAAGGGAGCAGTTACACACAATATAAGATATGGGTAACTGACTGACACCAGAATATAAAATATTGTATACAAATAAATGTAGAAAATAAGGGGAGGGAATATAATTCATGTTAAATGAAGAATTATTAGAAGCGCTAATTAAATATCGAAGGTTTAACGGGAAAAACCCTGATATCTTACAAGTAAATCCAAAGTATTTTAGAAACCTTCTAGAAGAATTGAATTATCCAGAGTGGCTTATTAAAAAGAAAGAAGCAGAAACAGAAACGAAAAAAAGTTTATTAGGAGTGGCAGTTGAGCTAACAGATGCAGTGGAAAAATTTGAACTGTGAAAAAGTTGGCAGAGTCGTGACCGCTTTTTGGCAGTAAATGTGCCGGTTGTTTTGGAATTATCGTGTTATATTTGTATTGTGAGAAGTGGCGGAAAACACAACTCATAAAGATTCCTTTATATTTTGTCTAAACGATTCATAATGATGGCACATAAAATCCGTAACCAGCAGATGGTAATGATTGAATGATACCGTTATTAGGGAGAGCTTTTGCTCTTCTTCCAGCTACTTAATAGTGTGTAAGTAGATTAATATATTAATATTAGGTGATTGGAAGAAGGATAAAACTTCATTTACCGTATTTATAGTTATAATTTAAGTTTTGACGAAAGGGCAACTGATGCATGGTTGCCCTTTTTAATTAGACAAACCACACCCATATAATAATGATAACAGCAAAGCTAATAATTAGTATTTGTGAAAATTTCATAACATGCTCCTTTTAAATTATAGTGTTTGCAAAGGAGTGAAGAGGCATTCCTTATGGAGTGCTTTTTATTTTGGAGGAGGATGAAGGATGGAAAAGAAAATGCAATTAGAATGTATGGGTAATGAATGTCGTACCGTTATGTTTGGACATTTTCTAGACGGGATGAGATGTGTTAATTGTGGTGGGCCAACTAGAGAAAGACCATATAATCCAGTTAAGAAACAAAACGATCAAAGTAAAAATAGAGGATTAACAATTCAGGTGAATGTTGATACGACTGAAGCATTGAAACAAATGAAGGAATTAACAAACGTAGCTTATGCGTGTGTGGAAGCATTTGAGAAGTTAGAAAAGGTTATGGGTAGGTTTACAAACAAAACAGATTCTTTACTTATAGAAGTTCCGGTAATTTTAAATGGTAAAACGATAGCTCAAAGAGTTAGCGAAGTTGCCGATATTAAAGAAAGATTTTAATCCAAGGTGATAACAAATGAAATCAATTAAACAAGAACAAGCGGTTGTGATTGGTAAGTTAATAAATAATGTTATCGGTGTGGAGTTAGCAAAACAACGTATTGATGATCAAAAGTTAGAAAAAGCAGTTTTGTTGTATAACGAAATGAATGACAATACAACGCCAAAACAAGAACGAGAGGTACTTATTAGTGTGTTAGATAAAACAATTGATGAATTCCTTGAGTGTAAGGAGTGAGGACGATGCAATTAACTAAACTTGAGAAAGCAATTGCTCTTGGTACAATCCTTAATGCTATTGATGAAGACAAGCTTGAAGATTATGTGGAATTAGAATCATTGCGACCAGTAGTTAAAGTTCTTAATAAATTAAACAAGAGAACAAAGCCGGAAGAAAAGAAAGAAGCTATCACAAATCTAATCAGTAAGCTGATGGATGATTTATTAAATAGCAAGGAGTGAGGACAATTGGACAGTGTTTTAAACGGTAAGATTGTTGCACTTGACCTTATACCAATTGATAAGAAAGCATATATCAAGTACCTTAAGCCACATGAGAAAGCGTACAAGAAGGCTGGGGTAGATGTTAATCGATTCAAGTATTATAAGCTGTATGGACAGAAGCATATGCTGTATTCGATAGAATATCTTGAACGAACTTCAATCAAAGAATTGTTGGAAAGAGATAGAGAGAATCAAAAGCATTTGGTAAAGATAGGTGGAACGCATTAAGAGTAAGGAGTGAGGACAGATGATAGGAGTATTTAATTACCTTATTGTAGGGCTACTATATACAACAATTAGGTTATATCCATCGATATGTGAGGTTGCACAAAAGAATGAGAATGATGCTGTATGGTTGATAGCGACTATTGTTATATCGATTGCCGTTATCTTTTTATTATCTCCATTTTGGTATGCCTTGTTCGGTTTCGATGTAGCTAAGTTCTTTTATGAGAGGAAGGCTTCATGAAAGAATACAAAACCAAACAACAGAAGCGTAAGTTCTATGACAGTGGTGAGTGGAAACAGTTACGCGAACAAGTAAAGAAGCGTGACAACTATGAGTGCCAAGAATGTAAACGTAACGGTCGTGTTCAAACTGATACCAATGAGTACAGCGAGAGTGCAAAGCGTAAGAAGATACAACTCGTTGTCCATCATATAAAAGAACTTGAACATCATCCGGAACTTGCATTAGAAATAGATAATCTAGAAACAATCTGTGTGGATTGCCACAATAAAGAACATGGTAGAACATTTAAAAAGAAAGAAAATAAATGGCAGCACGATGAAAAGTGGTAAAAATGAATCAGAAACAGTCCCCCCCCTTAAAATATTTCATCAAAAATTGCTCTAAGGGGCACCGGAGGAGGGGGTTAACTGTCAGGTTTTTTTCTAAATTACGCACGTAAGGGGGGGTGGGTAGATGGCTGTTAGTATTGTAAGGTTAAAAGAACAGCTCATGAATAGTATTGATATTACAGATTTAGTCGAAGTTGAGAAGGTAGAAAGATATATTGATCTTGTCAAAGCATTTAGAAAAATAAATAAAACTATTAATAAAGAAGGCGAGTCCGTAACAGTAAAAAACGGTTCTCAAGTTTTTGTTAAAGCCCACCCTCTTATAGGTGAGAGGAATAAAATTAACAGTTCTTTAATTGCATTAGGTAGAGATATAAAGTTTGTTGTTAAGAATACTATCCCTAATACAGGTTATAGCAAAAGTGATCTTACATGATTAAGCAAAAGTATGTGGAAGAATATATTGAACTTTATCGAAGTAGGAAAGTAAAGTTCAATAAAGAAAGAGAACTGTTAATTGAATATCTAGAAAAACATGTTTTAAACAGAGACGATTTGTATTTTGATGATGAAATGATTGAGGATTGTATCAACTTCGGCGAGAAGTGGTATTTTCCATTGCAGCCATTTCAAAAATTCTTAATAGCATTCGTCTTTTTATTTTATAAGAAAAATGGACGTGTATTTTATCGTAAATTCCTATGGATGTTAGGTCGTGGCGGTGGTAAAAACGGTCTGATATCAGTAATTGCTCATTTTTTAATCAGTGAATTGCATGGAATACCAGAATACAACATATCTGTTGTTGCGAATAGTGAAGAACAAGCAAAAACAAGTCCTGATGAAGTAAAGAAAACTGTTCGTAGACATGAAACATTAAAAAAGGCTTTTAAAGCAACGGAAACACAAACCACTTCAAAAGCTACTGCAAGTGTACTGAAGTTTAGAACATCAAACGGAGATACAAAAGATGGTTTGCGAGATGGAGCGGTTGTTTTCGACGAAATACATCGATATGAAAGTAATAAAGATGTCCGCGTCCACATCAGCGGCTTGGGGAAAAGGAAAAACCCCCGCGAGTTTTATATTGGTACAGACGGATATGTACGTGATGGTTTCCTAGATAAATTAAAAGAAAAAGCAAGGAAAGTTTTAAATGGTGAAGCACGTCCTATCGCTCTTTTTCAGTTCGTTTGTAAATTAAATGATGAAAAAGAAGTCGATAATATCGATGTTTGGGAAATGGCGAATCCTATGCTGTCAAAACCGCTAAGTGAATATGCTGAAGGTTTATTTGAAACGATGAAGGAAGA